TCAAAAAAGGTATTGCCACAACTTGCTAAAATGAAAGAAGATTTAGAAAAAATGATGGATGCAGATGAATCTCTTAAGGGAGTTAAGGCATTTCAACAATTGATAGGTTTAAGTGACAAAGCCACCGACTATATGCAAAAAGTTCAAAATAAAATGAGTAAAGATCTAGAAAACATTAAAAAGAAGGGATAAACAATATGTCAGCAGAAGTTTTAGAAATCGTAAGAGGAATCTCCACAGTATTAGCAAATACCTATGATGGTGCGCTTGATGAAAACGGAGAGCCTATCAAAACAGGTCTCCGTAGAGAAGAGGGCGATCCAATTTTAGATAAAAGAATCATTGACGGATTTAATGGTAGCATTCAAGGAAATAATCTGATTATTAAATATCATGGTGAAGTTCACCTTAAAGAAGTTCACGGTGGTAAATTTGAAGATGAGATTGCTCAAAGAATGCAAGACATTGCAAATTATATCAAAAAAGAATATAAAAAAACTACAGGTAACGCCTTAACATTAACCAAAGAAGATAAAGAACCAGATGTCTTTGTTCAATCTATTTCTCGAATCCGCTCTTGGGTTCAGGCAAATCAAAAATTTAAAATTGGTGGTATTCCAGATCAACCACAAATGGGTAAGACGGTTGATGAGAGGCTTAATGATACTTTTAAGAAATTCCTAGGTTTCGATGAATCTGTTTTTCCCGGTGCTCAAAAACCAAAAAACGTAAAAGGCAAACGCGACGAAGAGCCTAAAAAATAAATAAGTCTATGTATGTCTCAGTATCTCCCCAAAAAAGAACTCGTTAAAGAGATAGTTAAGTGCGGCAAAGATCCTGTCTATTTTATTGACAATTATTGTAAAATTTCACACCCAACTCGTGGTCAAGTACCATTCAAGACTTGGGATTTTCAAAAAGATTTATTGTACAAATTTAACGATTTTCGGAACAATATAATTCTAAAATCAAGACAGATGGGTATTTCTACCATCACTGCGGCATATGTTTCGTGGATGATGTTATTTCATCGTGATAAAAATATTCTTGTTATCGCTACAAAATTTAGCACAGCGGCAAATCTTGTTAAAAAAGTAAAAGCGATGATTAAAAATCTTCCCCCTTGGTTCGATCAATTGGCACAAATAGCAATTGATAACAGGTCCTCTTTTGTTTTAAATAACGGATCGGAGATTAAGGCATCATCAACTTCAGCAGACGCCGGTCGTTCTGAAGCTTTATCACTTCTTGTAATTGATGAGGCTGCTCACATTGAAGGGTTTGATAGTTTATGGACTGCTCTTCAACCTACGATGGCTGCGGGTGGTAGGTGCATTGCGTTATCTTCTCCGAATGGTGTTGGTAATTGGTTTCATAAAACTTTTGTTGCTGCTGATGCTGGAGATAATGATTTTCACCCAACTACGCTTCACTGGTCACTACACCCTGAGAGAGATGAAAAATGGTTTGAAGAAACGACAAGAAACCTTTCTCGTAGAAAAGTAGCGCAGGAATACGAGTGCAGCTTTAACGCATCAGGCGAAACTGTAATACATCCTGATGATTTAGATAAAATAAATAAATTATTTTGTGAACCAAAACATCAAACAGGGTTTGATAGAAATTATTGGATCTGGAAAGAGTTCGATAAAGAGAAAAAATATTTTCTCGTGGGAGACACTGCAAGAGGTGATGGTCAAGATTATTCTGTTTTTCATGTTTTTGAATCTGATACGATGGAACAAGTTGCAGAATATCGAGGAAAACCCACATTAGATGTGTTCTCTAAAATACTTTATGATGCCGGAATGGAATATGGGTCTTGCATGATTGTTTTAGAGAATAACAATATTGGCTTCTCAGTATTAGAAAAGCTAATAGATCAGGGATATCCAAACGTCTATTATTCCACAAAGGGTAGTCATGAGTTTGTTGAGCATTATGAGGCTGATTATGTGTCAAACTCTGTCGCAGGTTTTACTACATCTCAAAAGACAAGACCTTTGGTTATTGCAAAACTAGAGGAGTTTGTAAGAAACGATATTATTAAATTAAACTCAGAGCGTTCATATAAAGAACTTAAAACTTTTGTTTGGAGAAACGGACGACCAGAGGCTCAAAGAGGCTATAATGATGATCTAGTGATGTCTCTTGCTATTGGGTGTTGGATAAGAAGCACCGTTTTGCAAGAAAATTTACGAGACGTTAATTATAAAAAAACATTCTTAAACTCTATGATTTTTACAAAAACTTCTTTAAATACTACTATTCCGGGCATGGATGGTTACAAAAGTAGCCAAAAAGATGATAAAATCAAAGAAGCAAGAGATAATTATAAAAACTACGGCTGGCTAATAAAAGGATAAAAATAATGAGCGAACAAGGAAATAATCCAAAAAACAACGATTCCCCTCTTTTTAGGGCTTTAACAAAGTTTCTATCGGGACCTATCACAAGATATCAAAGACAAAACCCAAGAAAGCTTAAAAGATGGCAACTTGATAAATACAAGTTTACATCACCAGCAGGGCTGAGTTTTAAAAAAACCGCATATAGCCCATTTGATAATGTTTATTCAAAATCTCTGGCAAGTATTTCAAGATCAGAGAGGTATGTTGATTTCGATCAAATGGAATATACGCCTGAAATTGCCTCAGCACTTGACATTTATGCAGATGAAATGACCACTTCTTCCCCTCTTCAGCAAATGCTTACTATTACTTGCCCCAATGAGGAAATTAAATCTATTGTCCACACGCTCTTTTATAATGTTTTAAATATTGAATTTAATCTCTATGGGTGGGCAAGAACAATGTGCAAATACGGAGATTATTTTCTCTATTTAGACATTGATGAGGATATCGGAGTTAAATCAATCATTGGTTTACCACCGCAAGAAATAGAGAGAATGGAGGGAGAGGACAAAACAAATCCGGATTATGTTCAGTTTCAATGGAACAGTGGAGGACTAACGTTTGAAAATTGGCAAATTGCCCACTTTAGAATTCTTGGTAATGATAAGTTTGCACCTTATGGAACTTCCGTTTTAGAGCCTGCACGTCGCATTTGGAGACAACTAACTTTATTAGAGGATGCAATGATGGCATATCGTGTTGTACGCTCACCTGAAAGGAGGGTGTTTTACATTGATGTCGGAGGAATTCCCGAATCAGATGTGGAACAGCACATGCAAAGAATTGTAACTCAAATGAAAAGAAATCAAGTAATTGATTCGGACACCGGGAGAGTTGATTTGAGATATAATCCAATGTCAACAGATGAAGATTACTTCATCCCTGTGCGTGGAGGTGCAGCAGGAACAAGAATTGAATCATTACCCGGAGGAACATACACGGGAGATATTGATGATGTAAAATATTTGCGTGATAAATTATTTTCCGCTTTAAAGATTCCAGCTTCTTATCTTACACAAGGTGAAGAAGGGACTGAAGATAAAACAACCCTTGCCCAAAAAGATATTCGATTTTCAAGAACTATCACAAGGTTGCAAAGAAATATAATCTCAGAACTAGAAAAAATTACGGTTATTCACCTCTACACCCTTGGCTTTCGTGGAAAAGATCTTTTGTCGTTCAAACTTAGCTTAAATCAACCCTCTAAAATTGCTGAACTGCAAGAGTTGGAGCACTGGAGAACTAAATTTGATATCGCTACTGCTGCAACTGAAGGATACTTTAGTCGTGCTTGGGTGTCTAAAAATATTTTTGGAATGGCAGACGATGAAATTATTCGCAACCAAAGAGAAATGTTTTTTGATAGAAAACTTGATGCCTCTCTTGAGGCTGTTTCAACCGCCGCTACTGAAGAATCTGCGGGAGCGATGGGCGCTCTAGGCGACCTTGGCGGTGAAGAGCCCGATGATGAAGGTGCTGCCGGTGACGACACAGAAGCCGAAGAGGAACCAACGGAGGAGCCAACAGATGACGACTCCGTACTTCTTTCTACACCTGGAAATAGAAATCAACCATATGTCACACCGGGTGCAAAGGGAAAAAAATATACTCGTGTAAATCATGACGGTCGTAAGAATAAACGACAGCAAAACATGAACGGTCAAATGGCGCGTGAAAAAGGAAAAAACACACAAAGGAATGTATTTCCAGGTTTATCTGATTTGACATCTTTGTCAAAAGGCGTTTATGAACAACAAGAAACTACTTATATGACAGAGGAGAACTCAATACTTAAAAATAATGAAGAGATCAATCAAATCATAGAAGTATTAAACAAGAGGGATAATAACAATGACAAAGTTTAAACACAATAAAAAAAGAAATACCGCTTTTATTTACGAATGTCTTGTTGTTGAATTAACAAAAGCAGTTTTAAGTAACAATAAAAATTCACAATCAAATATTAAAAATATTATCAAAGAGCATTTTAAAAAAAATAGCGCACTTTTAAAAGATTTAAAAATTTATCAAGCAATTACAGAAACTAAGGATGTTACTCACAACACTGCTGAAAAAATATTAAAAGAATCAAAGAGGCAAAAGTCCTCTATTGATGCAAAACAATTATTTAATGAGCAAAATAAAGTTATTAATAAAATTAATAAATCCTTGCCCGGAGATTTTTTTTCTAATTTTATTCCAAACTATAAAAATTTAGCATCAGTATCACAAATTTTCAATACCTCCGTACCCATCAAATCAAGGGTTCTTTTAGAGCAGGAAATTATTGAAACCATGTCGCAACCCGAGGGAACAGAACAAGAAATGCTCCCAGTAGATTCTTTAACTTATAAAATCTTTACTAAAAAATTCAATGAACAGTATTCTGGTTTTTTATTAGAGGAACAGAAAATTTTATTAGAAAAGTACATTTCATCTTTTAAAGACAACGGACTAGAACTTAAAGTCTATATTGATCAGGAAATAGGGAGGTTAAAAGAAAACATTAAAGAATGCGCCTCTAATGCTATTATTCAAGAAAGCGACACACTAAAGAAAAAACTTTTACAGGTGTCTGAAATTTTAAATAATTTTGCTACACAATCTCCCGATGAAGAAATGTTAAAAAAGGTTATTTCAATACAATCCCTGGTTAAAGAGATTCAAAAAGATGTCGATTAAAATAAACATTGTAGATCCTAACGCGATTAAAGTTGCACTTGAGGCGCGAAAAACTCTTGATGGAAATATCATGATTTTGGATCATCTTCACGTCGATATTGTTATTGATCCAAAAAAACGAACAATTATTACCTACCCAAAACAAGATTTAAATGAGGATGCCTATGAAACACAAAATGCATACTTTTCAAAATTATCGAGTGACGGGGTTATCTTAAGAGATACAGTCCAATCAGGAAACGTCTTTGGAAGTATACAGGCTCTTTATCCAGAATCTGCTAACGAAGAAACAAACCCTTTGCACGTCGTTCTTCTTTCCACTAAAAACTTTATGAAAGAAGAAATGGGATATATGCAAATGGAAAAAGATTATGAGGATGAATTGGAAGAAGAGTATCTTGACCCAACACCCGAAGATTCTACAGAGCTTGGCGAAGTTCCAGAAGAACCAAAGAAAGGATCTATCACCCCATATTATGTTCGCAATTACTTAAGCGGATATTTCAGTTATTAATGGAACTTTTATATTTTATTCTTTGTGCCTTTGGTATGACCCAAATCTTGGTTTATGGTTCTATTTTTGATTCAATTAGACCAAAATATCACTTCTTCCATTGCCCTATGTGTGTTGGTTTCTGGGTTGGTATATTTTTGTGGGCAATCAATAACCACACAGAACTATTTATATTTGATTATTCGCCCGCTACGGCATTTTTGTTGGGGTGTTTGAGTTCAGGAACTTCATATGTGCTCAATATGGTCATTGGAGATTCCGGTATAAACATAAGGAGCCACAATGGTTAACAGTATTTGGACATCAAAAAAACGAATGCTTCGTCCAGCAAGACGTTGTAAAGCAGGTTGCATACTCGTGCGGGTTGCGCCCGCACTTAAACAAGGAAGATAAAATGAAATTCTCTAAAGAAACATTAAAACAAATTATTCAAGAAGAAATCACCAATATAGTAAAGGAGCAGTTTACTCCACCATCTTCAGAAGAGGCGTACGCCATTCTCAAAATGGCACTTCAGCAATTGGACAAGGGAGACATGGCTTCCGCAAGAGACTCTCTTGAGCAAATAGAAATATATTTTGATAACAAATTAGCAGGTGGTGAAACTGCTGGGGAGTTTGATTTAGACAATCTTGATGAACAATTATCAGAAGAGTGTAGACGAGCAGCAGAAACATTAAGAAACTGTATGAAAGGAACTGATAAGCGACCAAAATCTTCAGAAGTAGAACTGGGAGTTACCAAGGAACCCATTGTTCCTGATCCGGGTGCTCGAATGGGTGGCGTTAAGTTTGTAAATGAGGATGAAGAAAATGAGTAGTAAGTATTTGATTAGAGAGTTCTATGAACTTTGCGCTGGTGGTGTTTGTCAAGATCTTCTAACTGAAGAGGAGAAAAGAGATATTAAAGAAAATAACGCTGTCTATCTTTCCGGCGTTATGCAACGATGCGATGAAAAAAACGGGAATGGTCGCATTTATCCAGGCAAGATTCTTCGCAGAGAGGTCCAAAGTTATATGGACACTGTAAAAGAAAATCGTGCTTGTGGAGAGTTAGATCATCCAGAAGATTCTGTTGTTAATTTAAAAAACGCAAGTCATATGGTAAAATCTCTTTGGTGGGAAGGGAATGATTTGCTAGGAAAAATTAAAGTCCTTTCAACACCGGCAGGAAAAATTTT